CGCCAGCAGCATGATTCTTTCGAAATCGCCGCGCAGCAGAAGGATTCCCGCCTGCAGGCAGCGGTAAACGACCGTGGGATGATTACCGGCGAAGCGTTCACCATCAACGATATGGGCACCATCGAAATGACGCAGATCACCACGCGTTTCGGTGACACTGTATGGGACCTGCCAGACGCTGGTACCCGTAACGCGTTGATGGCGGACTACGCTGTATTCGTGCCAGTTGAAAAGCGTGACCTGCGTAAACTGCTGGCCGACCCTCAGGGGCCATATCTGCAGCTCACCCTGGCGGCCTCCAACCGCAAAAAAGACGATGTTGTTTATCGTGCTCTGCTTGACCCTGTTATGCGTAAAACGTCCAGCGGCGGCGCGTATGCACCAGTGGCGCTGCCTGCGTCGCAGAAAATCGTTGCAGGTGGCACTGGCATGNCCAAAGCCAAGCTGATCGCCGCGAAAGCGATGTTCCGCCGCAACGAGTGCGACGAACAGAACGGTGAAGAGCTGTATATCACCTACAACGCCGATATGCTGACGCAGATCCTCAGCGATACCACGCTGACTTCTGCCGACTTCATGGCGGTGAAAATGCTACAGGAAGGTGCTGTATCTGGTAACTGGCTTGGTTTTAAGTGGCTGGCTTACGAAAAACTGGATTCTGCGACCGCAGGCGATCCAGCCGTAACCACCAAAACCGCCGTCGCGTGGTGTAAATCCGCTGTGCATTTCGGTACCGGCGCTGAGTACAACGTCGATATTGGCCCACGTCGCGATAAAAACAACACCATTCAGATCTCTGTTGATGCGTCTTATGGTGCTGGCCGTGCCAACGAGAAAAAAGTCGTCGCCATCGATTTTGTTGCTTAATGCCGCTGGTGTGTTTGCCGGGGACTGCCCCCGGCCTTTTTTCATCTGAGGTTCTGCCATGACTTCAAGTGTCTCTATCTGCTCAAACGCACTTCTGGCGCTGGGTGCTCACCCGATAAATGATTTCGACGAAGACACGGATCATGCCCGTCTTTGCGCCAACCTTTACCCTACTGTCCGCAATAAATTACTCCGTGCTCACCCGTGGAACTGCGCGATAAAGCGCATTGTGCTCTCACCCGTCAGCACAGCGCCCGTCTTTGGGTATGGCTATCAGTTTTCTTTGCCTGGTGATCTGATTCGCGTCCTCTCCGTGGGCGACCCACGGGATGATATTGATTACCGGATTGAGGGGAGCCGGCTGCTGGCAAACATCGATGTCATTCGTCTGCGCTATATCTTCCGTAACGAGGACGAGTCAACGTGGGATTCTGCGCTGGTGGATGTTGCTGAAATGATGATGCAGTCGAAGCTGGCCTACGCAGTGACTGCATCCACCAGCCTGCGTGATAGCCTGGCGCAGGAGGCCTCATTCCTGCTTAAGCAGGCCAAAGCTATTGACGGCCAGGAAGAACCGCCGGAAGAGCTGGGCGGCTATCCAACTTATGAGTCGAGGTTCTGATATGCGCGCGAACCTCATAAAAACCAATTTTACCGCTGGCGAAGTGTCCCCGCGTCTTATGGGGCGCGTTGATATTGCCCGTTATGCCAACGGCGCGAAGATTATCGAAAACGCTGTTGTGGTCGTGCAAGGCGGCGTTGTCCGCAGACCTGGTACACGCTTTGCGGCGGCGACCAAACACGGCGATAAAAAATCCCGACTCATTCCCTACGTGTTTAACCGGTCGCAGGCTTACATGCTGGAGTTCGGCGACGGCTACATGCGCATTTTTCAGAACGGTAAGCAGCTGGTCAACGAAGACAACACGCCGTATGAAATCGCCAGCCCTTACACCTCTGACATGCTGCCCGCTGTGAATTATGTCCAGGGCGCTGATACCATGTTTCTGGTGCATCAGTCTGTGAAACCTCACCGCCTCCAGCGACGCGGCCAAACCGAATGGGTGCTTGAACCCGCACCGTTCATCGTTGAGCCGTTCGACGAGGTGCGCGATACACCGCAGAAATGGTGTAAACCATCCGTCAAAGAGTTCGTGGGTTCCGAAATTACACTGACCCTGAGCGATGCGGATCCAGGCACCAACCCAACACCTCCATTTACGGGGGGCGGCTGGGTTGCTCAGGACGTGGGCTCATACGTTCGCCTTAATGGCGGTCTGGTACTGATTAAAAGCATCACCAGTGCGCAGGTTGCCGTAGGTACTATCCGCAGCGACTTAACCGCCACGCAGGCAGCATCACCGGGTTCATGGACGCGTGAGGACACTGTCTGGACTGATGAATTTGGCTATCCTGGTGCGGTGACGCTATACCAGCAGCGGCTTGTACTGGCTGGTTCGCCAAAATATCCGCAAACAATCTGGTGGAGCGAAACGGGCGTTTACCTGTCCTTTGAGATTGGTACCGAGGACGATGACGCGATCAGCTTCACGCTGTCTTCTGACCAGCTCAACCCGATTGTGCATCTGGCGCAGATGAATACCCTGATTGCGCTGACCTACGGCGGGGAGTTTACGATCACCTCCGGCAATGATGCGGCCATTACGCCGACCAATATTTCGGTGAAAAATCCAAGTCCGTACGGTTGCAACGGGATCCGCCCGGTTCGCGTTGGTACCGAAATTATGTTCGTGCAGCGCGCCGGACGCAAACTTTACGCTGTAGCTTACGATCCCGACAGCTTTGTTTCCTATTCAGCCAACGATATGACTGTGCTGGCCGAACACATCACAGCGGGTGGTGTGCTGGATATGGCTTATCAGCAACAGCCAGATGCGTTTATCTGGATGGTTCGGGCTGATGGCGTTGCAGTAACGATGGCTATAGACCGAGGGCAGGATGTAATTGCATGGTCACGTCAGGTTACAGATGGCGCGTTTGAGTCGGTGGCGACCATCCCATCGGAGGCTGACGATGTGGTATATGCGATCGTCCGTCGCGAGATAAACGGCCAGACCGTACGTTATGTCGAGGTGTTCGACAGCAAACTCTATACGGATGCTGCAGTAACCGGAACAAGTAGCGCAGGTTCTGCGACATGGTCCAATCTTTCCCACCTCGAGGGACAGACAGTTGATGTGGTGGCCGACGGCGCAGTTATGCCGCAGTACACCGTTTCCTCTGGTCAAATCACCCTGTCACGCCCGGCGAAAAGCGTGGAAATCGGCCTGCACTTCGAAAGTACGATCGAAACGCTTACGCCTGAAGTTCAGACTACTGAGGGCACGACACAGAACGCGAGAAAACGCACCAGTGAAGTGACTATGCGTTTTCTCGAAACCACTGGCGCAGAGTGCAACGGCCAGGTCATTCCGTTCCGCCGGTTCGGTCCAAAAATCCTCAACCAGCCAGCGCCGCTTTTCACTGGTGATCATTACTGGGGGAAACTCGGCTGGGAACGCGGGGAAGACACTTTGCTTATTCAGCAGCGCCAGCCGCTGCCATTCCACCTTCTCGCAATTATTTTCACGTTCACCAGTAACGGGGGCTGACATGGTACGTAACGCAACGGCCGGGGATATCCCGGCACTGATCGAGCTGGGGGCGCGGATGTATATCGAGTCCCGCTATTCGCAGAATTCGCCCTTTGATGAAGAAAAGTGCGCAGAGCTCGCCCGCAACCTTATTTCGTCACCCGCCGGTTGCCTGCTGGTGGTCGAAAAAGATGACGCTGTAATCGGCTGGCTGGCCGGTGGTATTGCTGAGCAGTGGTTTAGTCGCCAGTTGATGGCGTTTGAGTATGGACTGTTCATTGCTCCTGAACATCGCGGCGGCACTGCTGGACCGCGTCTCGCGAAAGCATTCATCACCTGGGCGGAAGAGCATGGACAGGGTTAAAAATTACTTTTCGTGGAGCACTGAATAATGCCGGTATACGCCACCCCTGAAGAACTCAATAACGGATTCACTCCGGCGGGTAATATCCTGGCTGCGCCTACCGGATTTGATGTGCCTTTGCCTGAAGGTACCAACCCGGCACCTCAACAGGATGAGCCGTCTGTGTGGGGCGCTGCATTTCGTCAGAATAACCTGCTTGGCGAAATGTTCCGCCCGGCCAAACAGTTTGAGCCGGTAGACGGTTATAACCCGTATGCAGATAAGAATGAGCTGCACGGGTACGAACAGTGGGGCTCGGCGTTTGCTGATTCTCGATCGCCGGAGGAAACAGCCTGGCTGAAACAACAGATTGACGACGAAAAC